ATCTCTTAACTGCACACCAGCTGCACATAGTTTCGGTTTCATTTGCCACACTTCCTCAAGATTGTGCTATAAACCTAAAGCCCTTAAATCATCGGTAGTTAAACCAAGTGCTGCAAGTTTGCCTTCAGCTACCGCTTTGGCTTGCGCCCTTACTTCGGCTTCGGCTTGGGCTTTTGTAATTTCTGCTTCTAATTTTTCTCTTTCTTTTTTTTCAGCAACAGTTTCATTTCTTTCGGTAATGGTAGTTTCACCAGTTATCGCATTAAATTCTTTTTCTATTATTTTCATATTTTCTCCTTATGCGCTTGTGTAAACATAGACCGTGCCTGCATCTAAATTTCCAGTTGCAGAAAATACTGACACGCTAGAAATTGTGCTTGCAGAATTGTAATAGCCGCCAGTAACATAAGTTTCGTGATTATTGCTACTAGCCGCCATTGCCGCTCCAGCAGCATTCATAACTTTAACGCCAGCAGCATTACAGCCGCTTAATAGCACATAACCACTTACTGTTGATGTTGCACTTGCTGACATATATGCCAAACGAAAACCTACGCCTGATCCGCTTATTGCGTTGTAATTAGACGCAGCATAAGTAGCAGGGTTATACCAATTAGCGCCATAAATATAATAATTACTTCCTGTGTCGGTGTTTAATCTAACATAAATAAGGCTGTTTGCGCTTGCTGATGAAGCACCATCTACCAACACCATAATTTTATCTTTACCAGAAATACCAGACACAGTAACAGTTTGCGCTCCAGTTAATGCTGTTCCGCCTGCATTTAATAATGACCAATTAGCACCAGCAGCAACAGGAGTTGCCCACTCTGGAGCAGTTGCACCAGAATTTACTTGCAAGACTTGACCTGCTGTACCAATACCCAACCTGGCGGGTGTTGAACCACTTGAAGAATAAATGGTGTCGCCTGTTGTGGTCATTGGGTTAGTCATGCCAGTAGTGTCTAAGTTAGCCCATGCACTACCTGTGTAATAAGTGGTCACGTTTGTATCTTTTAGATATGCAAAATTGCCTTCTTGTGGTGATGTTACTGTGGAATCTCTAGCTGCTGCGCTAGCAAACACCCACACGCCTTGCATTAAATAGCCATCGACATCGGCTGCGGTCAATACCTCGCCTGTGACAAAATCTTTAAACCCTAATCCTGCTGCCATTTTTACTCCTTAGTAACTGAGCACATTATAGTCTAAAGTGCCGTATATATTGTTATTTAAAATTAGAGCGTCTAAGACAGGCTCTAATGTAATAAAGTTGGTTAGCCAACTGTTTGGGGTTATGCTCATGCTCACCCCAAATATCTGTAATGTTTTTTCTAGGGTACTGCCGCCTGGCTGAGTGGTTTTAACTGTGATGGGGTCAAAAAAATCTAAGCCTAAAGCTGCAATTATGCCGCTATTGTAGTTATCGGTATGCAGGTCTAGGACTATGGAATCGACTCGTATGCTTGTCTCTTGACGGCTTGCCACGTAAGCCTGTGCATATTCCAGGGCTACCGAATCTGTTTCCATCAGTAAATCATCTAAAAAGTAACTGTGTAAAAAGTATTTCTCTATGCTTGGTTGATTTAAGGCGATTTGAGCAGTACCGCCTAATCTCTTGATTGTAGCTTTATTGAATACAAGGATATCGTTTAAGATCCAAGCCACATCTTTATAATCTATGCCAGTGCCATCATCTGCAAAGACTGTTGGTGTGCCACCTATTGATCCAGCAGTGACGCCCCTATCTTGAAAAACAAAGTTATTATTGGCATCTACATATATTGCGCCATATTCGCTTTCGGTAGCAGTAAACAAAGCTTGCAAAGCTGTGCGATTAGTGCCTGGGTCTGCCTGTAAAGTAGTTAAGCCTGGGTCTACGTCACGTTGCGATGTTGGCCAATTAATCTCATCTAGTATTTGATTTATGCGTGTGCCAGATAGATCGCCAGCAGTTGCCCCAGCCACTGTACTTATCTGAGCGTTTTGCGCTAACCTGAATGCATCTACAGCTTGAATAGTTGTATATGTAACATCTTCAGACTCTTTAGGATAAGTAGTTACGTAGCTTGTGATAAAACCTGTAAATATGGGATATGTTACCGATGAGTAGGTTGCAGTGATTTGCACCTTCTTCATAGGTGTTAAAAGATTGTGAAAAGGCCCAGTTACATTCTGAGGATTAAAGTCGCCATTTTGATCTATAATGCGTAAAGATAATGAGCCTGTTGCAAACTGATCGCTAAGGGCAGTGCGCCCACGCTTAGTATCTATGCGGTTAACTTGATTAGATATATCGACAACTACTGCTACAGAATCTGCTAAAATGTTTGTATCTAATACACCTGATCCGATTATAAACGCCTGGGCAAAAGAAGGGCCAGTAGAAAAATTTATTATTGCATTTATTACAGGTAAGGTCATGGGTTAATAGATCCTGCTGGTGAAGTGCTATAACCTGTTTTTTCTGACAGCTGTAGGCTCTCGGCAATTAACTGGGTAAACCTATCGCCTGTAAATGTTGTGTCAAAAGATAAACTGAACTGATTGCCACCACCGCTAATAGCGCTAACTGCCTGGCGCTCTGAGGCCATGCTAGCTATAAACTCTGGGTTAGTTAGGTTTAATGCAGTAAAAGCATCCTGATTCTTTAGTATTCTTAATTGATCTACTAAAGAAAAACCTGCAACAACTGAGGCTGGTGGCATATACCCTGTTGTAGCAATTCTAGCCAAAAGAGAGTTTAGTGCGCTATCAAAGGCAGATTGTAATTTGTTTGTCTGTGCAGCTAAAACTGCGCTTGCACTTGTAAAGGCATTGGCTAACTCTGCCGTTTTCTTTGCAGCCTCTAACTCAGCATTAATCTTCTTGGCTAAAGCCTCATTGTTATCTAGGATTGCTAACTTAGCCTGGATACGTAATTTAGTCTCAGCATCGGTAGTCTCATTAAGCGCCTTTGTTAATCCTATGCGCTCTAGGTCAAACTTCTCGGCTAGTTTGTCTGTTTCTGTTTTAGCCTTTATTAAATTGTTTTCTATAGTGCGATATTTAATAGATGTTCTAAATGCTTGGTTTAATCTACTCTCTCTAACATTGGCGCTATTGCTACTAGATTTGTCGCTATAGTCTTTAGTAAGTGCGCTCATACCAGCTGAGCCACCAACAATTCCCATAGCACCTAAGAAGTATTTAGGGTCAGCCTTACGAGCTGATAGCAATAATCCTGTTGCTAATATTCCAGCCTTAAAGGAAGGGCTGTCTACTAGATCACTAAAACCTTTAATAAGTTTTGCCATTTGTACTGTGGCGTATGCGATATTGTCGCCCATGTTTTCAAAATTGTCTGCCATTGTTTGAACAGATGTGTCCTCGCTTAATATGGCTAAAGAGTCTATTAAGCCCTCACCTATAGATTTAGTTGCTTCGTCTACACCTTTTTTTAATACATCCATCTTGCCAGCATAGGTATCTAGTCTTGCTGATGATTGACCACTAAAACGTTTTTCTAACGCTTCCATAATTTTGTTCATATCGCCACTAGCAATTATGTTGGCATCAATACCTGTGTTTAAATTTTTAATTGCTTTAGTTTGACCTCTAACACCACTAGCAATAGCGGATACAACTGTGCTTAAACTTTCGCCCGTGCCAGCACTTATATTTAATGCTGCTTCAAGTGAGCGTTGGGCTAGTTCTACAGATCCAGTTAAGTTGAGCAGTGTCTGAAATGGCGCTCTAAGGTCTGTAAGTATTGCGTTAGTTTTCTCTAGGCTTTTTATGTAGCCTTCAACTTCATCTATTCTAAATGCGTTGCCAGTATTCTCTAGCTGTAAGGCAAGTCTTTTAGCGGCTGCTTCATCCTCGGTAAATGCTTTAATTGCTTTTTTGCTAAAACTTACTATAGCGGCAGCACTAAAGGTAACACCAAAAGTACGTGCTAAAGTTTTAAGTTGCTTATCAAAAACATCTACATCTTGCTTGGCTTTTTTTAGGGCTTTACCATTCCAGGTTGCTAATGCCGAGACGACTACGTTGGCCATTATGCTGCCTTTTTTATTTCTGTTGCTTTATTAAAATCGACAGTAGTTGCATTTATAGCGTTTAAGATTGCTTGGTATATCTTAGGACTGCGGTTAGCAAAGGCTTTGTATATCAGGCGACCCTTAGTCTTTGTGCCGCCAGATCTAACTCCCTTTATTTTAGGTTGGGAAGTAACAGGCTCTAGTGCGGTAACAAACTGATAACCAGCAAAAGGATTATTAGAATTGTAGTCACGGGTAGATCGTGTTTTGCCAGACTTTTTGCCTTCAAATCCTTGTACGTTACCTAACTCTCCTAAACTTGTCCTCATAACAGGTGCTCTGCCTTGTGGGTTTTTTCTGCCTGCTGTTTCATAAATGCGACCAGCAGCGCTTATGTTGTAAACATAGTTTTCTACTTGAAAGCCATTTTTAAATAATCTATTTTTACCCTCTTTGTAACCGATGCCACCACGCACATTGGTTTCGTCATATTTAGGGAACGGGCGATAGTCTACTTTAGATGATATAGGTTTCATCCAGCCTGACAAGACTTTGCTAGGCACGTCAGCCTTTGCCTTAGACTCAACTTGTATCATCTCTGGAGTTACTGCATCACGTATACGCTTATACATATCTTCGTCAATAAAGGACAAACCTTTTAGGACATCATTTATGCCTACGACCTCTGCTGGCATTTCGGATCTCCTTAGCTCTGTCGGTTAGCACCTGTATCATCGCTGCATACATTTCGCTATCCATATCAATAAACTCTCTAGGCGGTATCCCAGTCTCTACGCTCAATTGAGCAATACTGTAAAGGATTGAAGACCGCTCAGTTATTTTTTTTCTTCGTCTAACACCTCGACAGTTTCTAGGCTGTCAATAAACTCTACTCCCCACAAAGGTATCTGAGCGCCAGCCCTGCGTAAGCATTCATACGCAAGGTAGAATATCTCAGTCTGGCGCTCGTGTTCTCTTAAAATCTTGCTGATACCAGCACCATATTTCGTTTCAAAGTTGTATTCAATTCCTGGCGTGATCTTGTGCTCTGAGACTTCGCCATTAGCCCTAGTAATCTTTAACTTTGCCATTATTACTCCTTAGTTAGAACGCCACCGATGGTGACACTGTTATTGCGGAGTTTACTGTAAAGGACAGACTTGATGTTGCAATTTCAGCCACGCCGCCTTGACCGATTGGGGTCAGGTTATTTACCAAGATTGAGAATTGGTAGGTTGGGTTTGTAGCTGATACGGCAGTGCCTTTAACAGTGATTACTGATACTGCTAGAGTCTTGCCAAAGGCTGCGCTTAATGTGTCGTTTACTTGAGATGCTGCCCAGTCATTAATAAAGTCGATTGAGAAGGTTCCAGACTGTAGGCCTGCCACAAACTTGTGTGCAGTATCGCCCATAGCGGTTACTTCTAGTTCATCCACGATTTGATTGATAACAGCGTTGGTGACGTATGAACTGATATCGATTGATGGTGTTGTAGGCGCAGCATTTGTAGCCAACTTAACACCTACGTTATTGTTTAAATAAATTGCCATACTTATTCCTCATCTTTCTTAGTTTGTGCAGTTGGTTTTGGTGCGCTTGCTATTTGGCCTGTCTTTTTCAAGAAGGCTAAGTCTTCTTCGTGTGTGCTCATTTTAACTCCAGCTCGTTAGGATTGATACAGTTATTTCTGATGTTAATAAATCTCCACTAGCTGCGTTAGTTATAGCTGGAGCGGAGACACTTGATATGTTGTAAACCAGGGTAGATGCCGCTAGTTTAGTTGCTACTGCCACGATAAAATTTTCCATACCCAACAGGTTGCCTTGATTGTCAAAGGCAGGGGTAGTTATTAAAATCTTAAAATTAGCCAGGGGTGCGATGCTTGTCTGGCTGTTATTGCTTGGCACAATATAAGGATCGCTAGGAGTCACAACTACGCTATTGGCTAACAAAGTTGCAGGTGGAAATGCAAAGGTAGACCATACGCCATTGTTTGTGAGGGCGGTTGCTAGTGTGCCACGTAGGGTGGAGATCGCTGCCATTAGCCGACCAGTGATGCTGGACTTGAATACGGCTGGATGAGACCACGCACTCGGTTAATCAGCTGATAACCCATCCGATAGGGGCTGGCACTGATCCCATCCATACCGACCCCGCCTGTCTGGCTAACTTGTCTTGCTTGCCAGATGTCCACTGCAATTATCATCGCAGCTTCTCGTATTGCAGGGGTGCTCGCATAAGATTGGGTCTTGTGTTCTGGGCCTCTTGCGTTGCCATAAGGTACTACTTTATGAAAATTCTGATTAGCTGCTGTTTTTGCATATTGCACAAATGAATATCCGTTAGGGTAATTGGCTTGGCCATATTGATACATAAATACTGGAATTAAATTAGTAGTGCCTGTGCTTGGCGGTATTGTGCCAGTGATTGTGTAAGTGCCATTAAATGTGGAACCACAGGCAGTAACAGTTATTGATTGTCCTGTTACAAATGCGTTGGGATTAGCGAGCATAAGTGTCGCCACGTTATCTTGTAATGCTGTGCCTACTACTGGCGCATCATTGTGCCATAAGTATTGGCCAAGAAGGTCTTCTGCCGATTGGCAGCATTCTTCCACTGTCGCATCAGAATAAAGAGAACCAATACCAAGATTTGCCCTTAACTCGGCTGTCGTAACAAACGTTGCTGGCATCTCTACTCCTTTGCTAATAGCTCCCTAGGGCTAGGGCTACTAAACCCTAGGGATTACTGATTTGTTGATGGGTCTTATCAGGTCTTCTTGTACTTGATAATTCCGTTAGGCATCTTGGCGATTGTTGCCATGTATCCGTAAATTGCTACCTGTACTTGTAGATTTGATACTACGTTTACAGACATAAATGCCTGAGGTGAGCGATATACAGTAAATGCCTCTGGTGCAAGAATAACTGCTGAATCATCATCAAATGTAGTAGCTGAGAAGTTCTTGTCTACGTATAGATCAAGTCCTAGCACGTTACCACGGATAGATGTTGGATTAACTTGTCCAGCTGCGTTCATTGGTTGTAACGCATTGAATACTGGTCTCTTAGTGCTGTCCTGAGCTCCAATTAATGCACCCCATTGTGCTGGGTTAGCGATGTAATTTTGTGCAAAGTAACCTGTGTTTGAGTAGATAGTACGTGCGCCTTCTGTAGTGAATGCAACGATACCATCTAGGTCAGCAGTTGTATTTGTACCATTCATACCAGCTGCAAGAAGTGCAGTTAATACTGTGGTGTCGATTGTCTTCAAATATGCATACTCTAATTGCTTAGTAAGTTCTGCATAGAAGTTAGGGTCTGAACGCTCTAACAATTCGACAGATAGTGTGTTCATGCCTGAGTATTTAGACACTGTGCCTGTTAGATAAGCAGTTTCCATACCTGTGTTTTGTACTGCTCCAGCCTCTGCCTCAACAGTTACAACTGGTGCTACACCTGTTCCGCCACCTGAAGAAGTTACCAAAGATGGTACGTTAATTGTCATACCTGATGCTGGCAGTGTGCCTTGTGAACAAGCATCGATTGCTGGTGTGCCAAAACGTGTGTTAGTTACAAACTCGCTTAGGTACTGTGTTGGGTTGAATGCTGGGTTAGTTGAAAATGAATCATCGGCTGCAGCAATATACAGTTTAGAATCATCGTTACCTAATGCAGCTTTAATTTTGTGCTCTGTATATGATCCCATTGAATTGATTGGTGAACGTACAGAAGTTTGGATAAGTGGTGCTGTAATTACTGGGCGTGCGGCTTCTACTGTAGGAGTAGCAGCCTCTGCCTTTGCTTCTTGTGGCGCTGTTGCTAATTCTTCCACAGGAGCCTCGCTTTCTTTAGTTTCGATTGGTGTCTCTGCTTCGCTTTCGCTAGCAGCAACTTTAGTTACTTGCGCTGCACTAAATGCAGGTGATTCAACTAGGCTAACTTCTTTTAAAGTTGCGCTAGTTACATATAAATAATCTTTTTTCTGTACAGACTTATTTACGTCTACTCCAACAGACAAGCCATCAATCAACTGCTCGCCTGCAAGGATTAGGGCATCTTGACCTTGCATCGATGCACTGATTTTGAATGATGCGTAAATACCATCCTCTGCCTGATTAAATTTTTGCATCCTGCCGATAGGTCGCTCTGGGCTGTGCTGCATAAGCATCTTAACCTTGCCTGGGTCACCTATCTCGATTGATCCTTTAGCAAAAACTACTTTGCCTACTGAGGTATTGCCCACTTCTTCAAATGGCACAATCTTGCCAGCGATTATTCTGCGCTCGCCATCTGCGCTCTCTATATGGCTACTGAACGTAAGTAACATCAGTGTCCTCATTTCCGTTAGGGGTCATTTGTTCCATTTCTTTAGCTTGCTCCACATCGATTAAGCCAAGATTTAACATTTTCTCTATTGCTTCTAGGCGCTTCATTGTGTCAGCACGCAAGAATGATTCTTCAATAGCAAATTTAACTACGTGGCCACGTGGGGTAATATCATCCATAGATAGTCGGTCTTCTATTGCACAAATGTAAGGTTGCAAAGTGTAAGAGACATATTCTTTCCTAGAATCTAATATGTTTTGATAGGTCATACTATTGTTCATATCACTGCTCACCATAAATGGTGGTACGTTCATCGCCCTGGCGACCTGTGTCGAACTGTATTGGATGCTTTCTACGTAAGCCATTTCCTTTGGTGAAAATCCTGTAGTTTCATAAGATAATGTGCTAGTTAAATATGCTGTAGATCTGTTTTGGCGGCTTTGCTTCCATTGTGCTAATAATCCTGATACTTGCTGCTCTGGTAAATCTGCGCCAGTGTTTTTAATGTAACCAGATGGCATTGGAGTTTGTGCAGATACGGCTGCTGCTTTTTCTAAATCTAATGCGCTTTGAATTGTTCGTGCAGCGGTTTGTAAAACTCCACCACCAGTTAATCCTTGAAAAGTGATAAGACTTCCAATACCAGTCATAGGGGCTCTTACGCCATCTACAAAGTATTCTTCTACTTCTGTACCAAATTTATTTGTTGTAAATGTAACTCGGTTATTAGCAATCCACTCAAATCGTGATGGTCGCAGGTCATCCGCAAATAATTCCGTAATGCGCCAATAAGCGCAATTATAGAAAATCAAACTATCGACAGTCCAACTTATCGTGACGGATCTTGGTTGCCGATAGTCTGGTTGATCTAGCCAAAGAGGGTTCCCCAACTCCTCACCATTAGACTTTTTGTAAAGTTTTAATGGCAGGTATGAAATTACACCAGCTATAAGATTTCTGCAACGGCTTACTGTTGGTACTTGCATAGCAAAATTTCTATCTAATCCACCAGGGAAATTACCGACACCAGTTGTAAATGAACCATAGCCATAAGCTGTGTCCATAATTGCTGGGGCATACTGCGCTTGAACGGAATCCGTTTTTTTATTTATACCCAAAGCAGACAATATACCCATAGGTATACTTTATACCATAAATCGGACATATAGTGCAAGTTAGACAAAGATTTGTGCGGTTTGTTGTGGTTTAGTTAATTGACTTACAACCATTGCTAGTGATATGGCGGCTGTGACCTCGCCACTTGATTTACGCCTGATTATACGGAAGCCAAAATCTGAGGTTTTAGCTGCACAGTTATTTAGATGTTGCACTAGATCCTGTTGCCCTGAATGAACCATAGTGTTTTGAGCCAGTGCGTTGGCAAGGTCAGAGCACGCCTGGTAAAATTTTTGCCCACTACAATCTTCTAATCTCCAGCCACTTTGTTCAAGCTTAGTCGCAACTGTCTGGGTGGCGTATTTGTCAAAACAGATAGTAGTCGGGTGATATTTTTTGGCCCATTCATTTATATCGCTTGCCATTTTCATTTCATCTATAGCAATATCGCTATGCCAAAGTTGTGCAAGTCCAACTGCTATTTTGCCGTCTTTCATTTGGCCCATTACTAAAGCGCCTGATCTTCTAGTAGGTGCAATATCAAATGCCATAATTGTTTGTGGCCCGACTGGGATTTCTAAAGTGCTATCACTACATTGTTGCACTGAATCATAGGCCCAAGGGCTGACAGTGCTTGAAATCCATTGGCAAAGCATTTCCGTGCGAGTAGCTTCTATGCTGTTTGTGTTTACAGCTTCTTCCAAGGTTTGCTCTGTCACTAAATATCCGAGGGCGGGGTTTGCCATAGCCCAAGCTTTGCGATCATGTATTTTACAATGCTGTGGCGCTGACCATTCGTAATAACCTAAAGTAACTGGCGGATAAGACAAAGATCGTTCACGCAAATCATTTAGCACTGTACTAAAACCATCACCAGCATTACTGGTCATTAAAGTCATAGAGTTAGGCCTTGCACGTGTTACTGGTAATGCAGCTGTGAACGCTTCTTCTGACCATTCACGTAATTCATCAAGATACAAGAAGTCGGCAGTTTTTCCACGTGGCGCATCTCTTGTAGCTGCCGCTATCTCATACCTAGCGCCATTCAATAGAGTTATAGATTCTTGACCATTAGCTAATCGGATTTGTCTTACTTGATCTTTAAGAAACTGATTATCTTCTATGGTGTATGCAACGTTTCTAAAAGTATCTAGTGCCATATTGCGATTAGAAGACATGCCCAATACATTCTTAGAGCCCCATAAGAATAAATGTGACAGTATGAGCATCCTAGCTAGGTGAGTCTTCCCTGATTGTCGACTGACAAGAATGAGTCCAGTCTTTTTCACCCACATATCTGCATCATCTACAGATAACAAATCTTCTAGCACCCAACGTTGCCAGGGAATTAAAGGCATCCCAATTTTCTCAGCTAGATCTGCTACCTCTTGCGCTTTGCTATTACCTTTTAGTAAAGGCGTGTGGATTCTAGGCTCAGTGCTGCCAATCATTCCCATAATAACCTAGACCCATTAAGATCGTTAAATATTAGAATTAAACTGTGAAAATAATTAGCCTTAGTGTTTTGCCCACTTTCGGATATGTAGTTAATTCTTCTGCTAGGTACGTAAATAGTTGGATAACCATATTTTTTGTATAACCCATGCCTACCTTTACCGCCTAACGCATCAATAGGTAGAACTAGAGCAGAAGGCTTACCGCTTTGTAAACATTTCTCAATAACCTTATCTTTAATGCTAAATGGTGGATTAGTGATCAAATAATCATATTCGTAATCGCTAGTAAGCCAATCGGTCATATTATGCAAAATATTGTAGTTTTGCGCTTGTCCGTATCTAACAAAATGGCTAACAGCTGTATCAAACGGGCAAATAACAGTAGAGTTAGGTTTAGGCTGCAACAACTTATACATAAGAGCTACAGTCTGCTCAGGCGTGTACCATTCGTCATTTTTTTCTATTTTTGTAATTCCGCCTATTAGTCTCATACGACCCCTCGTGGGCTCTGTTTCATTTCCGTATCATTTTGCATCAAAATCAAGCGTATCAGGTTTATTAAATGGTGAGTCTGGCACTGTTCGGATCGTCTCAGGGAGAGAAGGTTTCAGAAAGACAGGGGGGGTCGCCTGCTTGCTAAAAAAACGACCACCTTTAGCGCTATTACAGCTCTTACACATAGATTGCAAGTTATCAGGTGACCACATGTCCCCACCCTTTATTCTAGGTA